AATTTTCTTACTGCCACTAAGCGCTCTTTTTTCTTCTACGACTTGAACCATTTTTCCTCCTTCGTTGTAGGAAAAGGGAGAAGGATAAACCAACTCCCCAACTCCCACATAATATTATTAAGCTCCTAAAGTTGCTACTTTAGTAGTGATTGTTTTAGCTTTTACATCAACTGCTGTAACTAACAAGATACCGAAAGTACCTTGAGCGTTAACTAGAACAATATCACCTGCTTTAACTGAGCCAACCAACTGAGCGTTGTCAAAGTATTTTGCAGCTTTAACAGTAGCCCAAGTATCTCCTGCTGATGCAGTAGCTGCTCCATCTTGAGTAGTACCTGCTGCATCTGGAACATACATATAAATTGCGTTAGTAGCTCTTGCAACTGGTGCGAATAATTTAATATCTAATGCCATATTATTATCTCCTTATTTCGTTACTTTGCTACACTGCATCTTTTACGTCAAATGCTAACGCACCTGTTTCATCAATCAAACAAGCACCGAGTTTTCTTCTCATGTAGTATAAGATAGTGTCGTCATCAGTTTCTCTAACTCTAACTTTATCTACACCACCAAGAGCCAAACCTACACAAGATTTAACGAAAGCGTTACATTTTGTTGTGCCTTCTGTATCACCTGTAGGAAGGTCTGGGTCAACTCTCCAAACCATATCCATCCAGAAACGACCAGACTCAGCCTTTGTGAATAAATATGGAAGGTCTTGCATTGTGATTGCATCAGCGTGATAGAATTGTTTGATGTTCATTAATTGGTTCCATTGTTTAACACCAACGTTTACAATAGGCAATTCTTTATTTCTGAATACATGGTTAGCTTGGAAGTGTTCCCAAATTTGTTGAGCACCTTCTAAAGTCATACCAGCTGCATCAGCACCAGTGATTGTTTGAGTTGTTTCATTGATAGCACCTAAAATCAAATCATCTACACGAGTGTTCATTGAAGCCATAGCATTATCAGTGATAACCAACATACCATTAGCTGATGTTGAAGAAACTTCTTGTTCATCAATTTCATCACCTGCATAGTAAGTTTCTAGGTCGCAAGGAACTCTATCTAATGAGCCACCGTTACGAGGGATTTTACCAAATCTAGCCTTTTGTCCTGCTGGTGTACCTGCGTGAGAACGGTTAAAGTAAGTTCTGTCACCTACTGGAACTGGTCTAACAGTTACTAAGTCAGCATACAAAGAGTCTCTTTTTTGGTAACAAAGTTTAATTTCTGACTGGAATTGTTCTTCCACTAAAGGTAATAAATTCATTTGTCACTCCTTTTCTTTTCTACTAACTGTATTGTTTCCTCTCACTAGGTTGCCTCTCGGGCTAGTTTTGAAGATTATTCTAGGATACTGTGCCAGGGTGCTCCGAAGAGGTTAGCCCTTTAGTCTTCCTAATTGCCCTTGTTGAGCCATTTGCAATTGTACAATTTGCTTGTTAAGCTCAGTTACTTGGGCTTTATTTTTTACATAGTCTGCGCTCATCAGAGAGTCTCTCTTAGCACGCAAGTCTTCGATAGTTTGTGGTACGTTTTCCACTCCTCTACCTTCTATAAATATGGTATCGCCTGTCATCATCTTTGTCAAGGCTAGCTGGGATTTTAGAAAGTTAGAGTCTCTAAACAAGCCAGAAGCAGCCATACGGTCAATTGTTTCTTGTGGGTACATCTGAGTAATTTTGGAAGATATATTATTGATATTAGATGCATAGTCTTTGCCCCATTCTTTTCTCAATATATCCTCTGATTGTTTCATTTCTGCGCCAGCTTGAGAAGCTACGCTCTCATTGTATTTACTTACATAGTCATTCTGAATATCTACATAAGCAGAAGCAAGAGCTTGATACTGGTCTTTTGTCAAATTAGCTTTGTCTGCTATATCTTGAAACACTGAAAAATCGAAAGACTCTTTACCAAATGATGCCCCTTCTGGTTTATTGTACGTAAAATCATATTCTGCTGCAGAAGCAGGTTTCCCCAACTTAGAGTAGAATGCTGTGACATCTTCTGCTGATGAAGTAGCGTCAGGTATTCTAACTGATTTCGAAATAGTCTGTTGGGCTGAAATGTAATTTTTGAATACATCTTGCACATTGCTAACCCTGCTCCATTCAGAGCGTTCTCTTAAATCTTCTGGAATGCAATCTCTCCAACCTTCTGTCATAAATTGGTTAACATCTATACCAGCTGGTGCTGCAGTTGCTGGAGCGGAAGCCTCTGCTGGCGCTGAAGTAGTATCCCCACCTTCTGGTGCTGTGTTAAGTAAATCTTGGTCTGACATAGTTCCTCCTTAGTTGTTTATAAATTTCTCTATTTCTCCAAGCGTATCGTCAGAGATACGAGCAGACATTGTCAGGATGTACTCTATAATTTCTCTGTACGCTGCATTCTTTGCTAACTGAATAGCATCTGTGGTAGGCGCAGCTCCATAGAACTTGAACCTTATCATCAAGTCCTCTAATACCGCCGCTCCTCTTTCCTTGTTCTCCTTGCTGTTAAATAAAACAACATATTTCTTTTTGACGTTAGGGTTTATCCCCCTTAGCTTGTAAATTAAATCTCCAAGCATTACATCATTCCTCCTTGTAGGGCTTGAGCCTGTGCTTGAGCTTGGTCAGCTTGGGCAGCGTCTCTGGCGGTTTGTGCCCCAGCTTGAACCATCTGTGCTTGTTGCATTTGCTGTTGCATTGCCATTTGCTGTTGCATCATCTGAGCTTGTGCTTCTCTTTGCTTTCTAATCTCTGCCTCAGAATATAATATCTTAGGCGGAGCACCGAGTAGCTCAGCATATAGCCTCATTGCTCTTTCTACATTTATTATTTCCATGCCACCAACTGGTGCGAGCTGAGCACCGAAAGCGAGAGTTCTTTCTGTTGCTGAAACATCAAAGTGTCTTTGAGCTTTCGCTAGTGGACTTTGGTAATCAATAGCTAAACCAATACCTGCTCTAAAAGCTTCTTGCAGTTCAGCTGGAGGGTCTGGAAGAATGCCACCCCTGCGCTTAAGAATATTGAATACTCTTATAACCATAGGTCTTAGAGCATCTCTTTCCAAATAACCTTGCCAAGGTGACATCAATTTTAATTGAAGCAATTGCTCTTGCATAGCTTGGTATGTGTTATCTTTATCTGTTTGGTCAATCAAATCAATCAACATGCCCTGGCGAACTTGCTCACGAGCGTCCTTAATTGTTTCAATGTTAATCTCAAAATTACCAATTGTGTGCATTGGTGTAGCCATGTTCTGAGCGTCAGCTTCATGATAGTTCAAAGCAGCTGGCTTCATAGACAGCGGATTAACATACGTATCTAGTGGTACGTTCATAGCAGGTGTTAATGCTAAGTCACCAGCAGACAGCTTTTGTCTTGCTAGCTTGTTTAATGATTTGATTGTGTGTCTGATACTCATAGCTGGAGAGAACCCGTATACATAACCAGCAGGGACGTTGATACGACCTACTGCATAAGGGAATTCCTCGTATCCAGACTCAAGAACTAACTTCTTAGATTGATAGTCAATCCAGTAAGAAGCAATAGGCATGTTGAATACGTCTTTTTTATTAGGGTCAAATACTGGTCTAGGCATTACTGCGTGTACAAAGACCCGTTCTTTAAGTGGATTTTCTTGTGCGTCTGACAGGACAGAACTGTCTAGACCTTGACCAAATTGAGCTACGGCTTGTTCGTTCGTAAGAATAACTGTTCTGTAAACCTCACCTATGCCACCGTATATGTTATTGAGCACGTACAAATCCTTAGTGGCTACTGGTTGGATAACGAACAAATCCTCAGAATAATCTTCTAAAATTAAAAAGCCAGATGTAGCGAAAGCGAGAAGTTCTTGGCAGAAACCGTGAAACGGTGAGGAGATTTGAGCGTTAATATACTCGCATACTGTGCGTGCTGTTTCTTCCAAGAAGCTCTTTACATCATAGCTCTTCATTAGATTCGCAATAGTTGGTGCATTTTTCTTTTTGCTGCCGTTAGAGATTAGCTTAAAATTAAACCACTGTGTCGCAGGGTTAGCTGTGTATGAGTACAAAGCAGAAGCTGCCTTAGTCAAGGCATTTGTTGCTGTGTCATCATATATCTCTGCATTACGGTCGTATAGAGAAATAGCCCCTGTATTAGGCGCTACGTCGTAAAAACCACCACGATATGGCAAGACATAATTTGCTACCTCCTGCCATATAGATGTGTATTGTTTACGCTTGTCCTGCGCTTGATTAAATCTTTTTAAAAGTTGACGAGCCTTCTCAGTCTTCTCTAATTCCTGAGCCATTGCCTTCGCTACTTTTTCGTCTTGTGACATTTCCTAGCCTCCAAGGGTGTTATTGTTAGAGCCCAAATTATCCATACCTAACAAGCCACCAATAATAGATGGTGTGCCACCTGCTGTTAGCAATGAGTAACCAGCGTCCGTTCCTGTACCTGTGGTGTAATCAGTGGACTGCTGAAACATATTAGAATATGCCATATTAGTACTTGTTCTTGCACCTAATGCATTAGCCTTAGCTGTGGCTTTCTGAGCTTCTTCTTGTGCTTTCTGTTCGTTATATTGTCTACGTGACTCATCTAAAGAAGCTTGAGCAATTCTGTTACTTTGTTTTGAAGGGTCTCCTCCCATAGTAAACCTCCTTATGTATTACTTGATTTTCTTGTAGATATTAAACTTGACATAATTGAATAATCTCCTGTAGCCCCATTAGCTGCGCTTCCTGCAAACAAGTTAGTAGAGCTTGGATTATTTGACTGCAATGTTTCACCAAAAGCTAGAGCCGAACTGTAAGCAGTAGTTGCATCAGCTTTTAACTGAGCCTTAGTTGCTTCTTTTTCTGCTTGAGCTTCATTATATGATTGCTGCTGGAACAGCAAGGATTGTTGCGAAATCTTATTTGATGCTGCTGCTGCCTTTCCTGATTGGACAGAAGATAGCAAAGACAGAGCACCTTGCACACCGTATTGAGATGCTACCTTGCCACCAGCACTAGCTATTTTAGCTTTGAAACTAGACCCCTTAGTCGCCTCAGGAGTAATAGCCTGTGTTGGTACACCAGAGGTCGTGCCTGTAACTGTAGTACTAGTAGACGTACTACTTGTTTTTAGTGCATTCATTGCTGATTTCAAATCAGGAAGTTCTCCCTTTACCCCCTCTGATATAGCACCAGTACCTACTGCAGGACCAGTTAGTGCACCAGATGAAGTAATTTTAGATAGAGGGTTTCCTGCTTTAGCTGCACTAGAAACAGCGTTAGCCGCCTTAGCCGCCCCGTTAAGCACTTTAGCCCCTGTACCTGCACTTTTAAATGCTTCCTGTGTTAAAGACCCTGCCGCTTTTCCTGCTGCAGCGCCAATACCCGCAGTGCCCGCTGCTATAGCAGCGTCGATGCCTGCTTCCTTGATTGCATCTCCAACAGAAGTTCTACCCACAGCTACTCCTGCGATAGGACCTCCTGCCTGCGCAAGAGCGCCTCTCCAGTCACCTTTAGCCAATGAACCAATAAAAGACATACTGCCCCCTCATTATTAAGTTACTATATCTATATATTATATTATATTTTATAAATTAGCAAGTATTTAATAATCATAAATGTTGTAATCGCACTTAGCAAAGAGAGGTAGACCCCTTTGATGTTCCCCTTCTTTTCTCTTCTTAAGTTTCTGCATTTCACGCAATTCCATCTTGATAGCTTTCTCACGAAGAGGATTATAGTCGTGGTCTGCTTCGGGCTGTAACTTAGATGCCTTGGCAGCTTGGCTGTCTATAAACGCTACAATGCCCTGGCAGAGATACCTAAAACTGTCACACCCGTGCGAAGACCAGTCGTGGCAAGGCTTTTCGTCATACATCTGTGTCTTCTCATTAAACTCTTTATGGTATTCCTTCATTGCTCTGATACCTGTCAAACACTTATCGCCATCAAAGGTTACCTTCAACAGCATTCTACGAACAAGGTCGATACCTTCTGCCACATTGGCTTTCGGCACTGCTCTAAAGTTGATACCATATTTCTTTGCCACTTGCTTACGTGTTACACCAGTGGCAACGTCACGCTGTGCCAAGTCATGAGGACCAAATGCTCTAGAGGCATATTGATAGTCTGCGTGGTGTCCGAACTGCGCCATAGCTTTCTGTATCAGGTCGTCACTCCAGCCGAAGTCTTCTCTAAGAGGTTTGAAGTCTGCACGTACTAAGCAAGCACATTCAGCAAGAGATTTCTCCGTAAATTCATTGTATTCTATGACATTAATTTCACCAGCATCAGTGTATTGGAAATACCAGATTGCCATGGCATCCGAGATACCTAAGTCCCAAGAAGTATATACAGGAAGCTTTTTGTTCCATAGTTTTGGATTTGGTTTTGTCTTGCCTTCTTCTTCTAGCTTACGCATTGCAGCACCGTAATAAGAGCCCACCAAGCCACTTTCAAACGAGCACATGTATTCCTGTTGTATCATTTCTTCAGGCACATTCAGGTCTCTCTGCTCTTGTATAGCCTCTTGTGGTATAACAGGAACAAGCACCTTGTTACCTTTGCTGTCAAGCATTGGCTCGCCTTCCTTGTCTAGCAAGGCTCTACGAGTATCCTCTACTGTCAGTACTTGCACAAAGTAAGGCTTTCCTTCTTTCGTTCCTTGCACCATAGATTTAAACATATCAAATGCATGGTTAGTGGAACGAGGTGTCGTAACAAACACAGCCCAGCCATCGTTTTCGTTCAAGATAGGGCTCAAGAAAGTCCACACTGATGGCTTCATCAAGGCGAACTCTGAGAAGTTAATACCTATAGGGTTTGTACCGACCAAGCTGTCAATGTGGTCTGCTCCTACCAACTGTATCATAGACCCATTGGACAAACGAATTGTCATATCGTCATCACGCTTAGACCTAATAAGCTGTGGTGGTATGAAGTCCATAAACGAAATACCGTCCTTTGTCCTACCGTTCCAGATAACCTTCCTCGCTTGGTTGAGCTGTGGAAGACAATGCCAGTACGTGCCAACACGTCGCTGTGTCATACGTATCAGATTATTCCAAGCAAGAACGTCCTTACCTGCACGTCTGTGACATAACAGGAAGGCACGCTGTCGAGTCTCCACGGTGTCAAAGTATCGCAAGAACGGATACTGATACTCCCTCGGCACAAACTTATATGGCAAGGTTATCCCAGCTGCTGTTTTATCAGTCATGCTAAATTGTTCCTCATATATCATTTATTACGAGTAGCCTTTGTCACTGCTTTCAGCGTAGCACGAGCAGGGGTGAAAGTCCACTCTCCACCTGATGTGGTCGGCTTGCTCCACTTGCTCCACTTGCCAGCAAATTGCTTATAAGAGCCTGTGGCATACTTGGACTCTGTTGAAAACGTCGGGTGATTTGGCTTTTTGTATGTATCAGGAAGATGCCCATTGCCAGCTTGGTCTCTGCCAAACCCAGCAAGAAATGCCCCTGCATAGTCATAGTCATTGCCACTATCAGTAACATTTGTCTTAGCCCAATTAGAATACTCCGTCTGTTTATCAGCAGGAATAGGTGTGTTGAAGTTGTCTGAATTAAAAAACTTATTACTACCTTTTACCATATTGTCAAAGCTGAAATTCTGCACCTTGTTGTACCAAGAGCTTTCGGAGAACGCTTTGCCAAATGTGCTCTGTATCACGTTGCCAAATTCCATCAAGAGTCCTCCCCATAATCGTCGTATTCGCTGTCCTCTTCGTCTGCCAGCGTTATTAGAATAGCACTAGCTAGAGAAAATAAGGCTACTACAATAGCCACCATACCCCATTTCACTGTCATGGTGCTACTCCTCTATTGGTGCTACATCTTCTGTAATTTCTACAGGTTGTTCCACTTGTTGTTTTTTCTTTGTGTTTCTTTTCTTAGTCTTTGTTTCGACTGCTTCTTTCTCAAGTGTAACTACTTTCTTTTCGACAAAGGTGTCGAATTCATCATAGCTATCAAATGTTTCTACAATTGCCATCTTACTTTCCTTTCTTTTTCTTTCCACCACATGCCATAAGTTAATCCTCCTTATTTGCTAACTCAGCAAAGAACTTCTTAATTCCTGCGACATATTCGTCCACATCAAAGTATTTATTATTTTGTCCCTTGAACTGCTTAAGATAATCCCTTACCATACCTATTGTAACTAATTTCTCTATCGGTGTACAGCCCCTTTTGTTGTTCATCCCCTTACTCTCTAGTACCAGATTGTCTAGTGTTGTCTTGCCACCTTGGCAGTGTGGTACTAGATGGTCTAGCGATATGTTTTGTTTTGTCAGTGGCTGCCCTGATAACCCTCTCTTTACGTTTGGCAGCAAGCCCTTGTTCCACGCTGTTTTCAGCGGACTGCTATAACCAAAAGACGGACACGCTGCTACTTTGTCAACTATCATAAACTCCTCCCCAAATTACTTATCAGCAGGACGTGGGTCGTCGGGCATTATAATTTCAGCCCCCTCCTTCTGCTTATAAAACTCTAACATCTTCTTCTCCTGTGTTATCCTTTGCACTTTGCCAGTGTCATCCACATCCAGCACGACACCTACGTCTCTAGTGTATCCCTCTTTCGTTTCGTCGATATTAGCAAAGGATATAATGTTCATAGTATTATTAACTTGTGTACTAGCTTTATTATCTGTTATCGTCTTCTTATTATAAACCTCAGGCATCTTAGCTTTCATAAGCTCAAGGAACATCTTATTGTCCT